ATATAGTATTCGCCTTTTTGACAACGTTCTACAAATTCGCTTATAAAATGATCTTTTTGTCGAGGACCGTATATATTAAAATATCTTATAATTAGATATTCTAGTCCGCTGTTTGCTACTAAATTTTCACCTAGAGCTTTCGGAATACTATAACTCCATCTCGGATTTTGAATGTCCTTAAACATAACCGGTACTTGCTCATCAGTTGGAATAGTGTAATAACCCGCATCTATTGCTCCATTAAATATTTCACAGGTACTTGCAAATACAAATTTTGTTTTGCTATTCCTGTATCTTTCTATTAAATTTATTGTAGGTGTAGTGTTGTTTATTAAAACATCTGTAGGATTTTCATAAAACAAACGTGTGCCGTTAGTTGCAGCTAGATGAAAAACAACATCGCAATCAGGCAAATCTTTCACTCTGTCTTTATCTTTTAGATCTATTTCACCTATACCGTAATCAGTCCATCCTGTAAATTGAATGTCTGCACCTATAGTAGTGTAGTGATTTTTTACATATTCAAAATAATGACTGCCTATAAATCCTTGGGATCCTGTGACTAAGATTGTTTCCATGTAATTTTTGACTCGCCTTTATTGTGTCTCATTTTTCCTCTGAAGACTTTATTGAAATGACTTTTATCTACACCTTGTGCTAAATTGTAACCAACTACATCGCCGTTTACTTCAAATTGTTTTCTTACAATATCAAATACATGACAATCTAGATGACCACGTAAATTGTAAATTGCATCTGTGTCATAATACATTTTCCACATTTCAAAAAACTCTTTTGCAAAAGGATTTGTCATATCAAATTGCAAGTAACCTGTTTCTGTATATTTTGGCTCTCTACCTAAATAACTACAAAATGCGCCATTTGGTAATTGACGTTTGAAAAATCTTGTAGATAATGGACTTAGTACAACTGTATCAGCATCTAGCCAAACTAATTGTTTAGTTGTACAATTCATTGCAGCATGGCAAATTGCATAACTTTTATGTGAGAATCTTACTGCATCTTTTATAAATCCACGCTTGCCTGGCTTCAAAGGTTTGTGTCCGTTACGTGCTTTGAAATCAACTAAGTCTGGACAGACTTCATTAAGATTTAGATTATGCCAGTTTTGTCTTCTAAATTCTTGTGGTTCGTCTGTATATAAAACAACTTTAACACTTGGATCTGCATATCTTTTAAGAGTGCTTACAAAATGCTTTGCATAGTCTACGTAGTTGCCTGGACTATATGTTGAAATAACAGTAATACCCATTTCATCCTCCAAATCCAAAGATGTAATCTTTTCTCACATTATCTAATTCAACAGCACCTAATTCGTCCTTAATATATTCGCCTGCATTGTAATCTGTATCAGGGTGTTGTTCACAAATTATAATTGGTTTGTATTTTAATATAGTTTTACGTGCGCCTTGTAAAACTTGTAATTCATGTCTTTCACAATCTATTTTTAACATACCAAATTTAGGTAAATCTAAATCGTCTAATTTTCTTATTTCTATACTTCCAGTTCCTATTTCAGTGATATGACTGTTACCTGTGTTAATCGGATCCCATTGCATTTCTACATTACCATTAGCATTGCCTAATGCATAACGATTTATTTCAACGTTTAATCCTTGAACATTTTTTTCTAAACACTCTAAAACTTGAGGCATTGGTTCAAATGCAATTACACGATTAAACTTTTTTGTTAATGGCTTTGCCCATAAGCCTACATTCGCTCCTACATCTACAGCAATATCAAAGTCTGTAACATACTTGTATGCTTCATCTCTTACATCGTCTTGATATTGTGCAGGTCCGCCGTTATTGACTCTTTTATTGATAAGACGTTCAAAATGATTATCACTATCTGGCATCCAATATTCAAAAACTTTTTTCATAGTGTAGCATCTTCCATTCCTGCAACTCTTAACTTCACTATATTAGTTATCTGCCATTGCTTTTGATCCAGTGCCTTTAAGACTCCTAACCATTTGTTACGTAATAATGCAAACTCGTTGATAATTTTTTCATAGTCAACAACGTCTGCTTCGCCGTCAACGTATTTTTCAACATCGCGGCTTGATAAAGCTCGTTGATAATTTTCAAGATATTGTCTAAAAAACTTACTACGTAATCTACGTAGCTCAATATTTAAGTATTCTAATATAGCTTCAATTTCTTGCAGTTGATTAAATCTATGCTCAACAATACCAGGCATTTCAGAAGCTTGTTTTTCAACATTGCCTTTCAGCTTTACTTCTGTCTTTGCCTGGTTTATTTCGTTTTCAAAAAATTGTATAGCTGCCGGTATTTCGTTAATATTACGGCTTACCCGACTGTACCATCCCATTATTCATCCCACTCATCAATATAATCGTCATCCATTTCTAAATAATATTGAATAGCAGCATCTAAGTGCTTATCAGTACCTAGTAATTCTTGCAAACGTGTGTCATCTACACCATAGTCAATTAACATGTCTACAAATTTTTCTGCTGCTAATTCAATGTGTTTCTTGTCGAAATATTCCTTGAATAACATCCATATATCGGCAAAGAACTCGTCGTTCATTCTTCAGCAAACTCCTCGTTATGATCAATCACAGTTTCTTCGTCTGTGTTGTCGATATTTACCATTTGTTGCTCTTTTGCCGGTAAATCGGCCATGATCATCTCGAGTTTTTCACCTGTCCAATTCTTACGATATTCTAATGTTTCTTCGCCTGCGCTATCAATATACTTGTAGCGGTTACCTTGTTTTTCAAGCAGTCCTTTTGCTTCTAGCAAATCAAACATACCTGAATACGGATCCATTCCTGTTTCATAAGGAATTTTTACTTGCACACCTTCAAACGGTTTTGCGTAACGTGTTTTCATAACTTTACACGCTGCACGAATACCATTGACTGTGCTAGTTTTGTTACCATCTGCATCTTCTTTTAGTTTTAGTTTTTTCATAGCAACTACCATTGAACTTGCATAGATAAAACCACTACCACCCGAAATCTTGTCATCTGGATCAAACATATCTTGCGATGCGTATGTGTGGTTAGTAACAACCATACCTACGTTATGTGAACCAAACATATTAACACAGTTAGTAACTAGTGCTTTTAGTGCCTTGGCCTTACGACCCATATCACCTTTCATATCACCTGCTTCAAATTGATTAACTTCAGTTGGTGACATAAGCATACCTAAACTATCAACTACAAACAACACTTTCGGACGATCGTCTTCGTCCATTGAACGATAGTCATCCATAAATGTTGAAATAGTTTTAGCAACATCATCAATCATTGCCATGTTTAGTTTCAACAATTTGTCCTCAGTAGTTTGCACACCCAAAGCGTGTAACCACGATTCATCAAGTGCATTTTCTGAGTCAATAAGCACAACAAATATATCTTGTTCTTGTGCTGACTTTACAATATTACCACTTACAATGTAAGATTTACCTGCACCAGATTCGCCTGCAAACACACTTACTTTGCCTAGTGGAACACCTTTGCGGAAATCACCGCTAAGTAGATAATTAAGTGCATAGTTGCCTGTGCTGATCCAATCTTGTGGATCATTAAAGCCTGCACTCATACCTTTAATAGATTTAGTTAATGAGTTTCGAAACTTTGAAGGATCGAATGCTTTTGTAGCCATACGTATCTCCTATTCTAAAAAGCAAGTAACCCCCCGGTATTGAGCCGCTATGCAAGCCTGGGGGGTGTTGTTTAACTTATTGTCCTTGACGTGCTCTAATCATTGCTAAAATGTCTTGAGCGCCACCTGCATCTTCTGTTGCTGGTGCTGCTGCTGGCGCAGGAGCAGGTTCTGGAGTTGCTGCCGGAGCAGGATCTTTCCAACCTGTATCAGTTACAGTTTCTGCTACTGGTGCTGCTGCTGGAGCAGTTACTGGAGCACTCTGACTCGTTGCAGTTGCGTTACTTGATGCCTTTACATTTGGATCACCAGTACGTGCTTGCATACCTGCTGGACGGAAGTATTGACTCCATTTATCTGGATCATATGCTTCGCCATCCACACTAGCTTCAAACATTTCAGTCAAAACTTTCACTTCAACTTCGCTTGGCTTTTTAGGAAGGAAGTCAGACAGATTAAACAATCCATGATTATTTACGGCTGCCATTTCTGCGTCACCTAGTGGACGCTCTCTTCGTGCCCAACTACTTGCACCATAATCAGCATATCCACCTTTTGAACCTTTGTTAAGACGGAAGTCTACACCAGCAGTATAATCTGTTGGAAGCTCTTCCATATCTGGATCCATAAGTGCTTGTTTAATTAACTGGAAGATTTGCGGACCAATTATAAAACGTCTAATTGGATTTTCCGGAGTAGTATCGTCAGTTAACGGATTATCGGTTACAAAACCTTGGAAAATATACGAACGCTTTTTCCAATACTTACGACCCATATCTTCTAGACTTGGATCTTTGAACCAACCTCTAACCTCTTGTAGGATCGAGCAAGATTCTCCATACATTTCCATACATGGAACTTGTACCTGTACTGGGCGTGAATCGGTTTCACCTTTTACACCCGCAAATGGAAGTTTGATCATCAAACGTTCTACCCAGAAAAAAGTGTTATCTGGATTACCGTCTGGAAGGAAACGGAGTGTTGTACTCTCGCCTTCTTTCATATTCCAAAATGGGAAAATTGCGTTATCGCCGCCGCTTGTAGAACCACCTGTTGAACGTGTTTCTTGTTCTTTGAGCTTTGCTCTAATTTCTGCTAATGATGCCATAGTTATGCCTCCTTATGTTATGCCTATGTGCTTGTGCCTTAAATGTGCAGCACAGTTATTATACTACACAACTTTATTTATCTTGTCAACTATTTTTTTGACAATATTTTCAAATAGTTAGCCGATTATCTTAAACCGGCTAACGATGAAATTCTATCTAGTTCTGGATTTACTTCTAATTCAGTTTCAGCCTCTGCGTAGCCCATTACTTCTGCTACCTTTGCGTCGATGCGTTCTATGAACTTTGCTGCTGGCCTTACATACTGTTCACCGTATTCTTTTTCTACCATAGTAAGTACGGCGGTTGGGCCTTTTGGAAACTGGCCAGTTTCTCTATCAAAATAACTTAGAATAAATTCGCCTAGTGGTATTTTTGATTCTTTTTTCTCTGCTGCTTTTGCTATTGCCTTTTTGATTGCAATGTCTTTTGCTTTCATATAATCATCGCCGTCTTCGTCACCGTCGCCGTCGTAATCGTGATCTTTGCCTTCAAATTTATCTGGCACACCATTGCCATCTTTGTCTACCCACCAATCACCTGATTCATCGTGTGAATCATGTTCACAATCACAATCTGGATCACAGTTATGCATTTGACATCCGCAATCTTTACAACGGTATTTGCTATAGCCCTTCATATGTGCTTCGTCAATAACTTGTTCGTTCATTTTGTTCTTTTCGTAGCAATCACAATGTTTACAATCTGGACCACATGTGCATTCTGTTACAGGCATGCCGCAACATGCTTCTGGACACATTTCTTTACCTTCTGCAAACTGACCCATTAAACTATCTATAGCTTTATCAATAGCTTCGCTATAGAAAGATTGATTTATTAGTCTTTTATAGTCTTCTGGGCTGTAATTTTGCTCAGGTG